GGTTGAAAAAACTGCCATCTTTGTCTCCCAAAGTTGTAAATGAAATATGGAAATGCGACCGGTGAGGATTGGAGCCTCTGTAAGTTCTGCGCTTCCATCCAAGTATCGGACTCATAATCTTTCCATCGTAGATTATGTATTTAATTCGCTTATCGCCCTTCTTGGCTAACTTGCGAATTTTTTCAACTAGCGCGTAAGCCTCTTCTTTGTGAGCTGATAAATCAGCATCAATATCTAAAGCTCTAACGATTCCATCGACTGGTATATGGTCAGAACTGCCTTTAGCAAGGTGGCGAGCGTCAGCAATCCAGCCGTCAGACTTCCTATCGCGATCAGGATAATCGTCATCGATTTGCTCCCGAAGTTGAATTCCTGCTGCACATAGTTTAGGCATTATCTTGAGGGATTGTGCCTAGAGGCCTAAAGCCTTTAAGTCCTCGGCAGTAAGGCCTAGAGCTGCAAGTTTAGCTTCGGCACTTGCTTTTTTGGCTGCCTTATCTACTTTATCCGCTTCTAGTTTTGCTTTGTAGGCGATTAAACCTTCTGCAATTTCTTCATCTGTCGGTTGAGTTTGCTTTTTATCTAGCCACTCAATTTCCATATTTCTTACCACAAATTCTGCTTCTGGTCTAATAAACAAAATTGCTTGAACTAAATCAAATTGAGCATCCATTTATGCACCTATTTCCATAAGAATTATAGTTGATTCATAATTACCTGCTTGGTATCTTAAAGTGTTGCCATAATTTTTTATGCCTTGCGTTTTATATGTTGTAGCACTCGTAGTGTTTGGGCTGTCCAAATATGTCATTGTAAATCTATCACCTAAATAAACAGGGCTGCCATAACTACCAATATCAATATGACCATCACTTCCTACACCACCTGTAAAAATAGCGGTTGAGCCCCGCAAGATTCTTGATCCGTGGCTTAACAAAGATGCGCTGAAAATTAACGCTGTTTGTGAAGTAAAAATTAAAACCTTGCTAGACGTTGCCGATGGCGTAATAGTGGCACTTAAACTTGTATCAGTATAAGAACCACTTGTAATATCTGTAATTGTTGTTGTTGACCCATAAACTACCTGCAACACCTTGCCGCCGCCAGCAGGCGCAGCCCAAGTTGGAACTCCTGCTGCAACTGTTAGGACTTGCCCAGCTGAGCCAATAGGCAACGCAGTATTTACATTGGCAGTTGCTGATCTATAAGCAAGTGCGCCAGTAGTAGTCTGTGGGTTTAAGTTCTTTGTCGTTGTATCGATTGAGCTGCCAAGGGTTCTTATGGCAGCTGCGCCATCCTTGACTAAATCTGTATCGTCTGGAGTCTCCCAGTTGTAATTCGTTGTATTAGCCATTTAACTTATAACTCCTATCGCGTCTTGCCATTCTAGCGTATTAAGAACACTATTCCAGGTTTCCGCTGCATTGACTTGAGCCCATTGTTGGGCAAAGGCCGAGAACTCTGTTGGGGTAGCTAAGAAGGTAACTGAGAGGCCTGAGACGGAAGCGTTGAAGGTCCAGCCCTCGATAAAGCCAGTAAATTCGCCACCTAGAATATTAAGGGGCAGGTTGGTAATTCTGACTGGCTGACCCATAAAGATATTTAGCAAGGCATCTCGGTCTGCGTTATCAATCTCTGGGGACTGCAGCGCAAAGGTAATCGATTGGAAAGTATTTCTAGGCCAAGCCCTAAGACCAATTAAACGATCTGCTACATCCTCAACATCAGCCGCGTTTTTCAAATAACTGCTAAATTGCTCGGCAAATAGGCCATATTCGGCTTGGGAGTCTAAATCTTGAGCAGTATAAGAGTTATTGAAATTGTTGCCATAATCCATAATTATTTTATTAGCCAAATCTCCTTGACGTTGGATTACGCCAATGCCAGAGGCGATGGCGTGAGAAGCGTCTAAGTCTGTGTATCCATTGGCTATTAAATAATCTTGACGATGGCTGGCATCGGCATAGTTAATATTGCCGTTGGCATCCTCATACATATAACCAAGAGCTGAACCAGCAATTTGATTGACTATTGGATAAATGACGCTATCTGTAATTTGACGGCTGACCATTGTATATTCGCCAGCATCAATTGTTCCAAGTCCAATATCTCCAGCTTCAGCCCAAGTTTCGGTCGCATTGTAAGTTGCCCAAGTTTCCGCTGGTGGCAATTCATTCCAACTAGCAAGAAGCAAATCATCAAGTAAATCAGTAATCTGAGCGCCGTCTAAACCTTCGGCTAAGTTGCCATCAAAGATTGCTCTTTGTAATCTGGCTAAAGCTCCAATGGCCGTAATTCTTAGGCTAGTAATTACTGCGCTAGATCCTGCGCTTCTTACTATCTGCCTCAAATCTGAAATGCGACCGCCAAAGATAGCAACATAAGCTCCGCTAGTGTTTTTGACTTTAATAGTTACTGCGGTATTAATAGTAAAATCGTAATTAGTGCCATCGGTGTTAATAACCTCAAGCGAGCAATAGCCAGCAGGAGTAGGCGAATTAATATCCTGACGGCCAGAAGTAATAGTTAGATTGCTTAAAGTAATTGAGGTAAGTTCTTCGCCATTAACTAAAATCTGCCAATCTGGAGTCCAAAGCGTCATAGCAGAACTCGAGCCTGAGTCCTTATATCGCCACCGCCCGTAGTTCCGCGATTAGTGGAATTATTAAGCGCCAAAATAACTGCTCTTGTGAATCCTTCTTCATCGATAGCCGATGGAGCATTAACATTGATCACCACATTGCCCGCTTGATTGGCTGCAACTGTGCCAGCGACATTAAAGTTGGAAGGGATTGCATTACCGCTTGGCACTAGCGTTGAGGGGGCGCTAGGAGTTGAAGCCGCTGGAGCGCTTGGAGTAGTGGATGGCTTAGGAGCTACTGGGACGCTTGGGCTTGGAGCAGTAGCAATCTTTGGAAGGCTTGCACTACTTGAAACGCTTGGCGTTGAAAATGATGGCTTAGAAATTTGATTAATATCTGGAACACCGGGAAGGCGACCAATACTATTATTATAAACTCTTATAAGCGCATTAATGCCATCAATTGCAAAATTAATGGCGCTTTTAATACCATTAACTACCGCTCCAATAACATCAAGAACTCCACCGGCCACTTTGCCAATAAAACTTAATGCTGATCCTAATCCATTAATAAATATAGGCACTACAAAATCTTTAACAAAATTGTAAAGTGTAGTCAAAGCATCTTTATTTCTAGCAATTGCATCAGTAACTGGCTTAAGTGCTGCATCTTTGAACTCAATAAATTTAGGAATAACTGTGTTAATAAAATAATCTAAAAGCCTTTGAAGTGTAGGCAGTAAAGCTGCTCCGACCGATTCTTTAGCTTCATCAAAGCCTACTTTCAATCTAGCTATCTGGCCCTCAAAGGTATTGGCTTGGACTGTTGCTGCACCGCCAAAAGTTTCTGCTAATTGCTTAACTGTGCCTTCTAAACCTAGAGTCTTAATTTCGGCAGTTGATAAACCAATTCCCAGACGACTTAGAGAACTGGTATTCCCTTCATAAGCCTTTGCTAAGGCGTTCGATACTGTTTCAACATTTTTGCCAGTAGCAGCTGATATGTCTAAAGCTAGGTTTAGTAAATCTTGCGATTGAGTTACTGATCCTGTAGCAGTTGCTAGGCGCTGAAGCGCTGGGCGCAATTGGTCATCAGCAACGCCAGTAGCTAGTGAAGTTTTAAGTATCTGCTCCTCAACTGCTGAAATCTGGGCTTCGGTTGCGCCAGTAACATTCTTTAGCGCATTGGCTAAACGAAGCTGGGCAGCCTCATCTTCAATTGCTGCGTTAACGCCATCAACTGCTAACTTGACTGCATAGGCCGCTGCGGCCGCTGCTGCTGCTGCAAAGGCTGCTGCTGCGACTTTGCCAAACTTCTCTAACTTACCGCCAAAGCCTTCAACCTCTTTAGAGCCAGTATCAAGATTTTTCTTGAGATCAGCAACATCAGCAAGAATCGAGAGCTTGAGCGTTCTACTGCCAGCCATTACTTATCCCACTCTTTCAATATCTTGGAAAATGCTTCTTGCCATTTCTTAATCAATTCAGGCTGAATCTTACGAAGGGTTGGGTAGATAAAGTAGCCAGCGTTTCCGCGACCTTTGCTTGGTGTTCTTCTGGGGAACTGACGCAAGCGATTAGATCCAAATTCATAACCCGCCCAGAGTTTTTGTGTGCTACCGCCACCAGAAAAGCGCTGACTTGCAAAGCCATAAGAGAACTCTCCGATTTTGGAACTGGCCGAGACTTTAACGCCTGTTGCAATTCTTCTAACTGCTTCTTGAC